ATATCAGCAATATAACCACCCATACTAGAGCCTATAATTAAATCAGGCATACATAAAGTATAAATGAATTCATCTAAATCTAATGTTTCATAATCCATAGCAGGAGCATAAACCATACCTTTTTCAGCAAGGAAAGACACTTTTGTACCCCCTGATTCACTTTCTAAACCGTGTAAATATACTATTTTTTTCATTGCTTATATCTCTATTTTGTTAACTGGGATTTTATATGTTGATCTAACATTAAATAAGTTATAGTCATATAATGAAATATACTTTTTGGTAATTTTTTCAACATTCATACCTGCACCTAAAAAACTACTTGCATCACGAACTGAATAATGTTTTTTTTCATCTGAGTAAGAATAACAACAAAATTCAAATTTTTTATCCTTATAGTTAAATTTGAAACTTTCTCCGTCATTTAAATTTTTGATTTTTTTACTTAAAATTGACATAACCTTTATTTTTAATCATTAATACGTGGTAAATATACGAACGGTCTCCTGGGTAGCCAAATTTTTACACGGTTCTCTTTACTACAGTTTCAAATTTTTGTGTTGCAGGTTTATGTTTAGGGTTTTCTAGATCAAATAATTTTTTAACAGATCTAAATATATCTAAGTTTTCTTCTTGGGTACGAGGTGATTCATATATCTCCCAATTTTTGCCTTTTAAACGTTTACCAGCTTTATCCGCTCCTCTAGATTTAGATTTTAACCATAATACACCTACTCTATCTACTTTCATGCCATAACATTCCTCATAGCACTGAGCATATACTGCTCCTTGTAAATCATAAGTGGTTTGGAGATGATTACTAGTTTTGAAATCAATTACCCAACGTTCCATCTTACCATCTATTTCGATTTCACATACTAAATCACAAGTACCTGCTACTTGTAGTACATCTGAAAATAGTGATACTTCTGTTTCAACTAATGTTGGTTTATATGTTTCCCAAAAATCAACAAAACGTAAGAACATTTGCCAAACATGAGGTGCCATTCTAGGATGACCACTATCATTTAAATATTTTAATTCTTTACCTTCAAAATATTCTTCAATCATTTCATGGACTTGTGTTCCTTCTTCTGCTGCTTTTTTAACAATCCATTCAGCACTATATCCTACTTTTTTAAGCCAATCTTCAAAATATTTACCTTTAGGATAAGCATTTAAAACATATGTAATAGAAGGATAAAATTCTCCATTACGTCTATAATAACGTGAATCTGGGAGGGTGATTTGTTTGTGATCATCTGAGATCTCTAGTATTCTATTGTATGATTTTTTAATCATAAAGCTAGTTTTCTTTCCATTAAATCATAGTAGGTCAATGGAAATGTATTTTGTATTAATTTGGTGAAATTCTTAAAACCCATTTCACTTGGATCCTTATCTTGTAAATCAACAAGATAGACTTCTTTACCTTCTGCCATTAAATTTTCGCAAAAACGTAAAGCTTGTTTCATAGCATCCCTATCTAATGCTATGTAAATTTTATCTACTAATGAAGTAACTATTTTTTTCATTAAGCTACTTTGAATGTTTTTTCCTAATAATGGTATTGCATTCCGTTTAATAGCAATAGCATCAAATAATCCTTCACATATTACAATTGGTATATTCCAATTAATTAAATGTTCATTTGGAATTATATCTCTACTTGCTGAAGGGTTGCGATATTTTACATAGGGTTCTTTTTCAAAAGATCGAGCTGTAAAGTAATTTAGTCTGCCATCTTTATCATAAGTGGGGATAATAATCATATTAGCGTATAGTCCTTTATCACAATATCCTATATTATATTTTACAATATCATGTGAATTAACGTTTCTACGCTTTAAATACGCTAAAGCATGTCGTGCTTTTATATCTGAAGTTTTGTTATCAATTAGACTAATATATTCATTTGGTAGTGATACACTGTTAATAACTTGTGTCTCCTTTATAGATTTAGATGTTTTAACTAGAGATTTAAGCTCAGTAAACTTTCCTGCTTCTACTTTAAGTTGTTTGAATAGATTGTAAATAGTAGTACCTCGCATATTGCAAGCCCAACAGTGCCAAGGATTTTTTCCTTCACGGTTTTCTGTCAGGTTAACTTCAAGTTTAGGTTTATGGTGATGACAAAATGGACAATGGTATGCATAGTTGTTCCTAGCAGTTGCCTTGCCTGATCCTAATACAGAATTAACTAATGTAACTAATAACTGGTTTACCATAAATGGTAATGTACAAAATTATATTGTATCCGACACGAAATCTTCAAATTCAATGTCTTTTAAGTCTCTTGTAAAAAATTTACCTAAAATATTATCGTTAAAGAATTTATCTGGTTTTTCTAATACCTGATATATCATTTGGTATTTTATTTCAAAGTAAGTTAATGATTTTTTATCAGGGCACATTTTCAAAATAGTGCGCTCAAATTCATCTTTTTTACCTTCTAAAAGTAGTTGTTTGATATCTGATTGGGAACCATAATATGTTTTCCAATCTGATTCTTTAACTACTAATTTATATGTGGGGCGACGGCCAACTACACCTTGTAGTTTTTCCAATTCTCGCTTTCCAATTTTTTGTTTTTTGTTATGAAATAAGACTTTTTTCCCAATGTAAGATTTTCCAGTGGGTTTATGTGTAACTATGTAAACAAAACCGAATGTTTTTTCTGGAAATTGAGTGATGTCGCCTATTTTATGTGTTTGATAGGTCCAACTCATATGTAATTTTTAAAGTTGTTTATAAATATGGGTTATTTTTTTAAACCATATTTAGTAAATTTATACCAAGCCCTTTCGTGTAGAAAATAAAGCACCATTTTGGAGATAACTTCTACCCCCCCTATAGCTAACCCTGCTCCCCAAGAACCCGTTATAAGTCCTGAAATAATTACTGTATCTATTGTTCCTATTATTCTCCATGAAATTGTTTTTGCAATATGTCGTTTATAACTTACCATCTTTTCTCATTTCAGTTCTGATTTTAGTTGCTGATATATCTTTTATATCTTTTGGGGGTATGTGTTCTATAACATCATATCCTACACCCCTTCCATAATTTATTGATTCAATATCAGGTATTTTAATAATTTTAATTTTACCTTCATTAAGTAAATCTTTTAATTCTTTAGATAAATTTAACATTACTTCATCAGCAGTCCAAGGTTGTTTTTCATTTGGTTCTACATCTCTAATACAAACTAATATGTTTTTGCCTTCATTTAAACGCTGGTCTATTAACCAACGGTGGCCTGGGTGCCAGGGTTGCCAGCGTCCAATAAACATGCTATATTTCATCTAATATCCTTTTTAATGATTCTTCAGGTGTATCGTTTGTAGTATCAATATTAATAAAATTTTCTTGAGGACCAATATATGCAATTGCTTTCCAATGATCACGTTCTCTTGCCTCTGATGTATGGACATAAATTTCTTTTATATTGCTACCTAACAGTGTTTTAAAATCTTCTCTTTGATCTAAATAAGGTGCTACTAAAGATACTATAACATCTTCTCCTTGGTTATGTAGATAATGAGCAATACGTTGTGCTGTTCCTACATTTTCAACTCTACCTTTAATAGAGTAATCTTTATTTGAGAATAATTCTCTCATATCATCCCCATCTATGCGATAAACTTTATATCTTTTATTTGGGTCCTTTTCATTAACCTTAGATTCTAAATAATCTTTTAATAAATTAGCTAAAATTGTTTTTCCAGCTGCAGGTTGACCCGTAAACCAATATATCATACTTTTAAATTTTTAATACCATCCCAATTAGTTTTTTCGGGAGATAAATGTATGCAATAAGAATCTAAACTTATTATTTGATAAAATATTTTAGAAAATATCCAATCATCATGTCCTGCGTTTTTAGACATAGAAGGATAAACATGGTGTAAATCGGGGTATGCTTTATAAAGTGATGGAAGATGAAACAATTGAAAATAACCATATCCTTTAAACTTTTGAATTATGTTTTTAGTTTGGTTAAAATACTGTTGTGGTACAAAATATTCAAAATCTTCTTCTTCATCTACATTTACTCTACCCATTGTGTATAGATTTAAAGCTTCAAATTCTTGGTCAACAAATTCTTCATAGTACCTATAATACCCTGTTCTTTCCATATGATCGGTATCTATACATTTTAATTTTCTTAAACCTATAACTTTTACTCTTTTTGTTTCTTCATCTATAGGGAAAGTATCCCCAAAATTATCAGGAAGTAAAACATCAGCATCTATATGACAGTACCATTCTTTATCATATCCTATATAATCAAAAGCTTCATTGATAGCTTCTCCTTTTGAAAATTCTCGATTGTAAAGATTTTTAGATATAATATACTCTAAATTATTTTCTTTGCAAAGTTGGATAGTATCAGTATCTTCTTCAGTAGTTATAATAATCCACCTTTTAAAAAATCTTTTATTAGGAATACAATATTTAAATAAATGTGCATAATTTACACATACAGTAATAGCATTTATATCTATATTCATAGTTATATTTATTTTAATATGTGTTCCATATTGAATAATCTAAATTTGGATATAGTTCTTTTAAATTATCAACATCAGATTTAAAATATTCTTTTAACCAAGCTACTGTATTATCATTTATAGAATCTGAATAGGTAGATACAAAGCTTTTTTTAAATCCGGGATCTTTTTCAAGATTATCCGCACCTAAAAATGTAAATATTTTATTATATTCCTCCAAAGGATTATTTGCAATTTGTTCTTGTAATCCTACGTAAACATTACTTTTACCAAAAGTATTAATATAATTTTTTAAGGTACCAGAGTACAGGCTTCTTTTTAATAAAGTATTTAATGTAGGGGAATTTTTAGTAGAATTTTTAAAATCTAAACCATAAAATCTAGTTCCCCAACTTGGGTTTTGTTTTTGTATCATATTCCAATGACTAAAAGCTCTAGTAATAGGATCTCTTAATAAAACAATAATTTTTAAATTAGGAAAACATTCATACATTCTTTTAGTACCAACTAAAGGATTGTCATGAAAATAATTAGGTGATGATTCTCCTCTATATTGTTTACCTATCGGAAAGTACTTAGTATAAAAGTCTAATCCTTTTTCATAATTTTTATCTATGTTAAAAAAATCAAGTTCTTTGCTACTTTCTTCTCCTAATCCACCTTCTAATTGAGTAATATCTATACTGTGGAATGCATTTATTTTTCGTTTCCAATATCCTGTTACACAATAAACATTATCATGTTTATTCAAATTTAATGCAGCAGCAGAAGTGCTTCCCTTCATAACTCCTACTATTAAAAATGTTGGAAAATTTGATCTCATAGACTGTAGTTAAAGTATTCATAAAACCATGGATAAGTGTTAACTATGTTCTGTGATAGTTGTTGACCTAAATATTCATTGTATGATTCGGGAACAGGTTTGACTTCTTTACGAATTGTATGATCGCCAAATATACCATGTACTGTATCATCTTCTTGGGTTAACTGTTCTACATTATTAAAATCGTGTTGATATCTTTCAATTCCAAAAAAATCGTATACTTTATCTAATTCTATTTGAGGATTAGAAGTTAGATCTTCAAATTTGATAAATAAAATATTTTTATCTATACCTTCATCTATTATCTGTTTTAATCTTTCAACAGCTATACCAATTGGAGGAGTTTGTGCCCAATGGTCAACTCTTTTAGCAGTTGTAGTAGCTTTCATTTCTGCCCAGTTAACTATTCCTGCATCTTTATCTTGATTCTTTCTAAAGTTTTTCTCCATAGATGCATAGACAGATCTTAGATCTCTAACCATACAAACTATTTTTGGGTCCGGATAGAAAGAATTTAAAAAGTTATAATGTATACCCCATCCTCTAGATTTATCTATTACGTATTTCTTATCTGTAATACCATTAAAAAACCCTTCTACTCCTTGACGGCAAAAATTAAGCCATCCTTTTTTCATTAGTTCAGGATCTTGAGCTTGAAAAGCGTTATCAGAAGTATAGTTTTTACGAGCAGCAAATAATAATTCTAAAACACCAGAAGTAGGTGTTACATAAAAATCAGGATTTTGTCCTAATATATTTTGAAGCAGTGTACTACCTGCTCGAGGTAGTGAAGATTGAAAGAATATTTTTTCCATTACTGTTTATTTATCGACTCTACAATTTTATTTACATCAAATACTTCTCTTAAATCATTATAAGGGATAGAAGAAATATCTTGTGCTAAATTAAAGGGTTGGTAAACAGAACGTTCAAGTTGGGGATCTTTTGTAAAAGGATTAGCTTGAATATTATTATGTAATTTATAACCAAACATTTTAGGTTTTGTTGTTACCCAACATACAGTTGATTTTACACCCATAGCTGCTGCTAAATGTTGACCAAATGAATCTATTAACAAACTTTTTTTAGATAATTGTAATAATATAGCTATACTTCTAAAACCATCTAAGGCATGTAATGTATCTGGGTATTTATATTGGTCTTCTCTTTTAATGTGGACTATGGTATAATCTTCCTTGTAATGTTGGATTATCTCGTTAACTGCGGGTTCTGGGATGTCTCGTGTCCACGAATAATTAAAACCTTGACCCATTGGTCCTCCGTTTGGTTGGATCGCCATAATAGGTTTTTCAGTTTGGTAAAAGGGTTTAAAATATTCTATTTCAGGTTGGGTAAGATAAAGTTCTGGTTGTTCATTGTTATAATTTAAACCATATATTTTACACCAAGTTCTAAATAAATGTTCTTTTTCGGTTAAAAAAGAAGTGTGGCGATAAGGATCTTCTATAAAAATTTTGCAATCTTGATCTTTAACATATTTTAAATATGCTCCTCCCATTTCCTCAACCCTAAAACATTCGTTGATGTGGGGATTATTTAAAAATACATCAGGATAAGCTGTAACAACTATGATGTGAGAGTTTTTATAACGTTTTCTTAAAACTTTAGTCATGGCAGTTGCCATGATAGATTTTCCTAGACCTCCGTCTATTTGAAAGATTATATTCATAACTTTATTTAATTAAAACCAATATACAAAAATAGGTTAACTATTCCTAGTTATCCCAAGGTCTACCATTTGCTTCTGTAATAGCAGCTTTTGCCGTAAGTGAAGCAGCAATAGAAGAAGAATTTTCAACTTCAATTGGAGTAGTATCAATCGATCCTGTTACCCATGATAATACAATTCCTTCAGTAAGATCAGCGTATTCTACAAAACTAGGATCACTAGGTGATCCAGTAATAGATAAGTCACCAATTTTTCTAGTGCTAGACCCAGATAATTCTGATTCACAAGCATAAGTAATTTCTGTTACTACCCCATCAGCGATAGTTCTTTTAAGATCGTAAATTTTCCAAATATGATTCATTGTATAAATTTTGTTTATTATAAATATATATTTTTTAAGTGAGGATACAACCAACTTAAGTATTCTTTATCTAAAAAAGAGTAAAAATTGTCCTGTCTTATATTTACATTTTTTTCTCTTAATTGGTTTGCAGTATTTTTAGCCCATTTTCTTTTTTCTAATACACTTAATTCAGATAAAGTAAAGTTATAGGGATTTATTTCTTGATCTAGTTCTAATACCCCATGTTTTGCGGAAATTACATATATATGGTCAAAATTATTTTTTTTAAGTTTTTTTAAAATATTTTTAAAATTAATAGAAACAGAATATAAATCTTTTACTTTAGCTTTATAGGACAATTTATCTTTAGTACAAGATAAAAGTGCTATTTTTTTATGCCCTATAAAAATATCTTTAAAATTTTTTTCTACTCCAGTATATATATTTTCTTTTTGCTTTTCTATCCATTTATTATATCCTGGGGGTTGGGTAAATATTAATTCTTTTAATCCTTCGGGTAGTAAGTTAGTTTTATCTCCACTCCATGTAAATTCCTCTACAATGTTATCTTTTTTCTTGTAAAAATTTATAGAATATCGTATTTGTTTAAGGGGTTCATTTTTTAATTGAGAAAATAACTTATTATTATGAGTCATGTCTATCATCATGTAATGTCTCCAACCTATTAAAATACTTTGTTTTAAAAGATTTTTTAAGACTTTATAATTTTTTATATCTCCAATTAATACTAAATCAACATCCCAAGTGATGGTATCTGAATTACCATATATTTTTTCTGCAAGATTGCCTACAAGATATAAGTCAAAGTCTTGGGCTCCTTCTAATTGGATCCATTCTTTATACCAGTTTTCTAAACGTTGTTTTGTGGGAGAATACCAAGCTACCGAAGTAGATATATCACCTATTTTACAATAAAACATTTTTTTTTAATTAGAACCAGAACTATGTGTTTCTATAAATTCTTTAGAAGAAGATATAGCGGTTTGAAGTTCTAAAATTTTAGAAGGTAAAACACTAGAAGTAGTGGCACTATTAGTGTACCAATCCTTATTTAAACAACTTTCTAAAATTAAATAATTTTTTTCTAAAGTGTATAAAACCTCTTCTTCAGTATCCCACCCAGATACATAATTGGGGCTCATTACATTTTCAGACCCTGAGAGTAGAGTACTCATAGGATTTGCTAACATAGTATTTACTACTTTTAAACTATCAAATGATGATGATATTATACTTAATGATTCTTGTTGTGTCATAAATTATTTTTCTTTCAATCTTTCTGTTCCTTTCCAAGCATTTACTGCTGCTTCGTCTTTACGCGTACCGATTAGTAGTACATTATATTTACCATCTGTATCTGCAAATAATGTTAATGTGGTTTGTTCTTGATCTACTACACCATATGCCCTACCAAAATGATCTTTAGCATTAACCCATATTTGATCATTTTCATTTAGGTACTTATAATAATCAGGTAGATCTATAGTAGCAGTACCATTTTCTACTTCTACTTCAAACCTATATAAGTTATCACCTGCTGTTGGGGATTCCACGAAACTGTGAAATAGTTCACACTCTTGAGTTTTACTTGGATTAGGGTGGGGTATTGCAAAAGTACCTGTAGTTTTAGAAAAACTTCCGTTTACACATAATGTTCTTCCACTTGAAGCTAAACACCCACACATTAAATGATTTCCTAACCCACTACCAAGATAAAATGTACAAGATATTGCTGTACAAGTATTAGGGCCTGATTCAAATCCTATAAAAATATTTGCAGCTGATGCTCCTTTTACACATTTTCCAGCATATGTTCCTATAGCAGTATTACATCCCCCATTGATGGCACAAGCAGCAGTGTTATTATATCCAGTATACATAGCACCATATCCTATTGCTAAATTAAGATAACCACCACATATGCTTCTTAGTGCATCTGAACCAATAGCAACATGTCCACCTTGAGTAGATTGTCCTCTCCACATTGCATTAGGTCCAATAACAATAGTATCATTTTGTTCACATTGGCAATATCCAGCACAATCTCCTATAAAAATACTTCTAGTTCCAGCTGTAACGCATCGTGCTGCTGATTTTCCAATACCTATTATACAACTCGCTGTTGTGTTACCAAACAAAGAAGCACAACCTATTGCAATATTATGATCTCCTGTTGTTACACAAGGTAGTGCGAAAGCTCCTATTCCTATATTAATATCAGAAGAAATATTTAACGAGCCACCGTTCACTGAACAAACTCCTATTCCAATATTATAGTAAGAGTTATATTGACATCTTTGGGAAGAAAATCCTATTGCAACATTACAACATCTTACGATCCCTGCACATTGGGAAGAATAACCACTACACCCCTCTAAAGCATTAGGCCCTATTGCTATATTGTTTACACTACACCATGCATTCTTCATAGCATTACATCCTATAGCCACATTCTGAGACATCAAAACTCCAACGGAGGAGCAGGCGCTAGTGACATTTCTATAAGATATAGATCGTCCCAAGAATACATTATCACTAACACAAGCATAGTAAGCACAGCTAACCTTAGGATGTCTAAGAATATCTCTCCCTAAAGTAATATTATTTGATACTATTTGTACCCCCCCATTTGGAAATTGGCACACTGGTCCTAAATAACAAGTCTGATTAGATCCACTTAAAAACATAAGATCATTTCCTAGACTTATGTTATTGTTGGCGAATTGTACATGTTCCCCAATATTATTACCTATACCTATATTACAAGAAGAATGATTAAAAGAAGATACACATGCGGTAGCCCCAGTACCACACCCCCCCAAAATACACACACAAATACATTCACTACAACCACTATACCTATTCCCATATCTATACATTTGAGTAGAGATAATCCCAGAATTAGTAAAGCTTATTACACATCCATATGCATTTTTTCCATTATCATCTCCCTGTGGTAAAAATATAATACAAGGACGGGGACACGATGAAGGGGTTCCCCATCCACTTCCTGCACATGTAAATGTAATACCACTAATACCATGTGAAGCATCTGGGTATATACATTCTCCAATGGATATATGACATTCTGGGGCATCATTACAAGCATATATGCTGCTACATTCCCCAATAAGGTTATTTTTACATCCCTTATTGTCATGAAAAGACATACTACCTGTAACCCCTAATGCTTGTACCTGTGCCATATTATTCTTGTTGTTTTAGTATAAATATTTCTTTTTTTAATTCTTCTATTTGTTCTTGTTGTTGTTGAAGAGCTTTTACAAGAACTGTGGTTAGTTTAGAATACTGTACACCATGTATTTCTCCATCTTCTTCATATGATACTAAGTTAGGAAATACTTTTTTAACTTCTTCAGCGATAAACCCAATATCTTTTGTTTTATCTTGTTTCCATTGAAATTCTACTGGTTCAAGTTTTTTAATATTTTCAATTTGATCCTGTAGAGGTAAAATACATTCTTTGTGTTTTCTAGCTGATGTTTCTACAAGTGTTGTAGTACGTGTTGTACCAGCAACACAAGCATTATTCATAAAGGTATAATTAGCAGCTGTTGAGGTTAGGTTAGAACCTACTATAAATGAACAAGTATGAGAAGCTGTGTTCGAGCAACCTCCTAAAATACCACTACCTTGTCCCAGAGTAGTATTACATTTACCACCTACTATTGAACTAGCATGTCCTGAAGCACAGTTTAACTGTCCACCACCCACAAAATTCCTTCCACCTGATGCACAGTTCCTAAATCCACCTGCAATGGTACTAACACAATCACCGTTAATATAGTTACAAACCCCACCACCAATGCTACTGTGAAATGAATGATTGCATATTATATTTGTCTGACCTCCTGATACGGTATTCGCATACCCGCATGTACTGTTTTGACGACCACCTCCTATAGTGTTATATTGACCGAATACTGATGTGTTAACATAACCACCTCCTATAGAACCAAAACCAGCTCCGTAACATACTTTATTATAACAACCCCCTCCTATAAAACTACATCCTCCACTAATATTATTATAACAACCACCTCCAATACCTGATCCTACATTATTAATTAGATTACCTCTTCCCGCTCCTATGGAACCGTCTAAAGAGCATACACAATTACATCTTCCACCTCCTATAAAAGAAAAAGAAGAAGCTTTATTACAACACCCACTAACAATTCCAGCAATATTAGCACCGTTAATTATATAATTACAAATACCTGCTCCTATAAAACTATGAGCTCCTGAGCCTGTGTTAAAACAACCTCCTCCAATAAATGTATTATAATGAGTAATTATATTACAATGTCCCGAAATTATTGCAGAGGCACCAGCACAAGCTGAAACTGAGCCACTTATTATATTACAACATCCTCCTCCAATAAAGCCATGGGCAGAACAAGTTTTAATTTCATTATATTCTCCTCCTACAATAGAAGAACCACTATCACCTGTAGTAATACAGTTTAAATGGCCCCCTCCTATAAAACTTTTAGGAGCACAAATTGTGTTTGTATCACCTCCTACTACAACACTCTTACACCCAGAAACTGTGTTATTACATCCACCACCTATAAAAGTAAATGCATTTGAGCCTGTGTTTAAGTGACCTCCTACAATAGCACTACAACCAATACAAGTTGTTCCACCTGTTACGCATCTTAGTGAATTAGATCTTCCTCCTACTATTATGTTATAGCCTTGATGACCACCATTATAACTACTGTAAGTTGAAATAGTATTTTTACATCCTCCTCCTATGAATGATGAATATTCAGCATTACCTCCCCCATAACTATTAGATATACTGTTGCACTTTCCACCAACAATACCACTACTAGCTCCACCATCGGTTTGGATGCAATTGCAAAGCCCTCCAACTATAGCATCAAAGCTAGAGTAAGGACCACTAGTATCAATGCAGTTTCTACCTCCTCCTACTATAGTATTACCACCCCCATGACCAATAGTGTGTAGACAACCACCTCCTATAAAGTTAAGATTATAGTAACCAGAAATACTACTACCTTTACCTCCTACTATAACATTACACCCATAATACGTGCTTACCGTGTTGCCACAGCCACCTCCTATAAAATCATGACATCTACCAGATTGACCACCACAGAGTTTATTTAATTGACCACCTCCTATAAAACTAAAATTAGTTGTAACACAGTTTGCACATCCATTAACTACTGCTGAACAGCAACTTGCTACACAGTTAAGTCTACCAGCTCCGATAAATCCGTAACAACCTGATACAGTGTTTGTATCACCTCCTACGATAACACCTTGATATGCAGATACAGTGTGGTTAGTACCACCTGCTATAACTGATCCTCCATGAGTAATACAGTTATTATATCCACCTCCAATAGCAGAAACTGAAGCATTGGGTTGGTTAGCATCTGGTACTACTATTTCATTATTAGAGCCTCCTGCTATAACATGATTACATGATGTAGCTGAACCACTAATTACGTTAGTACATCCACCTCCTATAAATGCCCCTATTGTATTACAAATATCGTTATCAATACCTGCTCCAACAAAACTTTGAATACCTGAAACAAAGTTTGAATTTCCACCTCCTATAAAACCACATGCTCCTGAGCCTGTGTTTAGAGTACCACCTGCTATAACTGATGCATCTCCTGTTATGTAGTTTTTACATCCGGAACCTATAAAAGATTCTAAACCTCCATTAATACAGTTTAAAGTACCTGCACCTATAAAAGAGCTATCTGCTGCATTACTACTACTTCCTGTGATAGTGTTACTTTCACCGCCTCCTATAACAGAACACCTACCTGAACCAAATATAGTGTTAGATCTACCAGCGACTATACCAGTATCATTATCAGCTGTATTATCTCTACCTGCTCCTATAAAAGCAAAAGAACAATTGGTTGTATTGTTATTACCTGCTCCTATAAAAGAAGACCTGCCAGTAATTGTATTAGTATCACCTCCTGCTATAGTGCTACAATCATCTGAAATTGAGTTAAGAGTACCACCAGCAATAGAAGATAAAGTACCTGTGTTTGTATGTCCTGAACCTATTTGTAGAGTTGTACTACCTGATACACCACCGGTTACTGTTAATCCTATACCTGGTGTGGTCATTGAATTAAACGAAGGTGGTAGAACATACAAACCGTGTGGGGAGAAGTTTGCAGTATCTATAAATACGTTATTACATTCTTGTTTAAATGAAATATTACCTTTAGTTTGTCCTGAAGTAGCACAAGCTATTCTACCGTAAATAGCAGCATATAGTTTATTTGCAGCTGTACTTTTGCCCCAAAATTGAGCTGTTCCTAAAGTATCATTATCCGCTGGGGAAGCTGAATTTCTACAGAAAGTTAAATCTGGGGCTGATGATGCACCTGCATCTGTAGAAGTTAATCTTAACAGATCGCCTGTACCTGTATATGTTAAATCTAGGGTAGTACCATCATATCTAAAATTAGAAGATGCTCCTAAGACTCCATTATCGTTATACTGTACTTCAGTATTTGAACCTGCTGCACCTACAGAACCTGCAGAAATGTTAGTTAAACCACTACCATCTCCTACGAAAGAACCGCTAAATACAGAGGCAGAAACTGTGCCTTCTACATCTAGATTGTTTACAAATGTATAGTTTTCTTTACCAGCAGTTAAGTTTGAACCAATAATGTGTGTGTTACAGTAGTTAGTTGTATTATTAAATCCACCTATTATACTACTTGAAATGGCGTTAATATTAATACAGTTTTCTGCTCCTCCTCCTATAAATGCTAAATGAGCATTAACTGAGTTTTTACACCCATTTACTATACTTGAAAAACAATATGAACCTGTGTTTTGGCGACCTGCTCCTATAAAAGTACTATAAGCAGTATTTGAATTCCCACCTCGTATAAGGTTTTCTTGACCAGCAACAATAGCATTTAAACCCCCTGCCCCATATGCAGATCGAGTTACTTCATTACATACACCTGCTCCTATAAAACTCCAAGGAACACAACAAATACTTTGTTGACATCCTGCTAATATAGCACTACAACTTGCATTACGTATAGTATTATTTTCACCATTTATAATAGAAGAATAGCTTCCAGATATACAGTTAATTCTTCCCCCAACTACATTATTATAAAGACTTCCACCTACTATTCTATTGCTTTGACCTGCGGTTATGGTATTACAATCAGAATTAAGTATACAGTTACTACTCCCCCCTATAATAGAAGAACGATTAGAATTAGTTAAAGTGTGATTACCACCTATTGTTATACTAGAGCTGGGTTCAAGTAAATCTACAAAAGAAGAAGTAACAGTGTAGTCTGGGGTTCCAACCCATATTTTATCTACTGGTAAGTTTGGTACATCATTTGATCTACCCGAACCAAATATTTCTCCTGAGCCATTTGAGGCATTAACTTTTTTTACAATACCTAAATTTTGTATGAGATTATCTGAACCTTGGGGTTTTATATTCGTATAACTACCTGTAGCAGCAACATAAATAGTATCTCCTGATGAGAAAGCTGAAGTATCAACCCCATTAATAAGACCTGTTATAGTAGCAAAGCCATCTGAACCCGCGGTAAGATTTTGAGATAAAATACCATGAGCAGGCATTTTGGAAGCAACTGATGCTGAAGCTGCTATTACAATAGCTGTTCCATTAGTTGTTGAAGTTACATGTACTGGGGTTCCTTTAAGGAGAGAAAATGATTCACCATTTTGAACAGCAAATGTTAATTTTTCTGCTTCAACCTCAGTAAAAGATAAATTACCAGAGCCATCTGTTACAATGGTTTGACCTACATCCCCATCTGATGTGGGGTAATTTAAACCACTAGCTGTGAATTCAGAAGTGACATTTAAAGAATTTAAAGCGGCATCTGATCCGCTAACAATGACTTTTTTCCAGTTTGGCATATTTACTTTATTAGGTTGGTTACTAGAGTATGTCTAGCCCACTTCCCCGAAGGGCCGTAATATAGTTATAAATATTAGAGAGAAACTATTTATTTCGATCTAATAAACAGTTTTGTAATTTAAGAACCAAGTTATAAAGTAATTCAACTTGTGATCCTTGAAATGTGGAGTTTTTAAGAGCTAATAACATAGTTTCTAGCTCTTTTTTATCTAAATGTATATTAGGGGAAACCCTAGATTGTTTTTCTTGGGGTTCTCCTACTTGAACATTTCCTGCTTTGAAACTCATAAAACCATTTTACGTTAAATATAATGGATTTTATGAATAAATCCAAATATCTTCGCTATTACTTGCTACATATAAGTTACCCTTTTTCTGGTATCTAGAATCAGGAGCATTTGCACCATTTGGATCATTACCTGCTGTATTTATGATAGCTGCCATAAATGCGTCTGGGGTAAATGCTGTAGCGCTTGCGTCAAATGATCCGGTTAAACCAAAACGTGTGGTTTCTGAATCGAATCCGAATACTTCACCAACATTTTGAGTACCTTGTTGTATTACAATACCACCATCTCCAGGTGTTTCTGAACCAGAAGCCATTAAGATAAATCTATCAGCTACTTGTAATTCTGTAGTATTTTGGAAAGATGCTGTACCTTGTACTGTTAAATCTCCTGTTATAAGTTGATCACCTGTTACAGTTAATAAGTTAGTAGCATCATTAAAAGTAAATTGTGCATAACCATCAATAGTATTACTTGAATTAAATACCGCAACTTGATTATCAGCAGCATCACCAGAAATAATACTTCCACCTGTTCCAGTTAAACCTGAGCCATCTCCTTCAAATGAACCACTAAATGCTGTTATTTCTCCACCTAATGCTACAGAAGTATCACCTATTGTAATACTATTATTATCTAATTTCGCATTGGTAATACTATCATCAGCAATAGTTGCTGTAATAGTTTGTGCTGAAGCTGATAGTTGTAAACCATCTTGTCCTGTAAAAGTTAAGGTTTGAGAATCAAGATCTACTGCAGTTGTGGTAGAACCATCACCTACTAAATCAAGATCAGCAGCTGTTGCTACGGCATCAACATAAGCGGTTGTAGCTACTTTTGTTGAATTATCACCTGTTGTTTGAGTAGTAGCTGTTACACCATCTGCTAAAGTAGAGGTTGATGTTAAATTACCTGTAAAATCTGTGGAAGTTACGCTAGTTAATCCAGCCAATGTTGTGCTACTATTACCTAAATCAATTTCAGTTGTACCAACTGTAATGCTATCATTTACTAAAGCGGCATTGGGCACAGTACCAGTACCTAAACTAAAGTCTAGCGTATCAGTTCCAGATGTTGCTGTTATTAAAAGACCAGCTTCACCACCTGAACCTGAGGTGAAATTTAAAGTTCCATTAGAACCATCTGCTAATAAATTTGTTCCATTAAAGGAAGCAGTTGTAAAAGCACGCTGTGCTGTTACTGAAGTTAAATATCCTGAATCATTGCTAAATTGGGATATGTTAGATCCGGATACCGATATTTTTTTCCAAGTTGCCATTTAGTTTATGTTTTATTATAAATATGTATTTTTTATGTCCCTATATAGAATGCGGAAGAAGAATAATATATTCCTCCTTCTATTGCTGTGGGTTCAGAAGATCCACTCCATCTTAATTGGAATATACCTTCTGAATTTGCTCTTATTGTTCCATTATCCGCAGTATTACCTTTAATTAAAAATATGTCTTGAGTATTTCCTGCATCTGTTAAAAATGTTGCACTGCCTGTTACTCCTAAACTTCCAGAAATAATTGCTGATCCTGTGTAAGGAAAACTATCTCCTCCTATACTAGAAGTAATAAATTTATCTATAACTGTATTTAATGCTATTTGATATCCTGCTACATCAGCTCCTGGGGTAGATATCATATCAGTCAAATCTGTACTATAGATAGGAGCCATACTATTTGTAACTGAGAGGCTTACAATAGGTAAATCTTGTCCTGCAGTTTGTAGTAATTTATCTCCAGAAGAAGCTTCTGTATTATCTTCCCCCCATTCAACAAAAGCAGAAAGTTCTGGTGGGGTTTCACCTCTATAAACAACTTCAGTAACAGTATATAAATGAAATCTACCTACTATGGCATTTCCTACATTATTTGCTGCTTGTCCTATTAAATTATAAACAGTATCTCCTGTATTAAATTCTGAATCTTGGCTTCCTGTAATATTTTCTACAGTTTTTATGTTTTGGGGGTCAATAAAAGAAGCAGATTCAAATAAATATGTACCTGAAGGGGTATTTAAACCTATAGTTTGACCACTAGAAGCATTAGCATTTGCTGTTTGATCAACTGTAATAGTAGATCCTACTACATTTGTAATAGTAACAGTTCCTGTGAATTGGGAATCAACATAAGTAATTGTTTGGCCTTCTCTTGCAAAGAATGAATCAGCAATTGTAAATTGATCAGACCCATTAGTAAAATCCCCTGTTGTAACAACTATATTTTCGTTGACTGGGGATAAGGATGATAATCTACCATAGAAAGCTTGCTCATGTGCCATATTAGAATGTAAATCTAATTAAGTTATTCTTTAAGTTTATTAAGTTGCTAACATTAAACACGTTAAAATTACTTGCAGTATTTAAAATCATGGTAGCACTTGCATTAAACCCTCCTGTATCTAATCTATAAGCAGATAATAAAGGAGGGTTCATATTAGTTAAACTACTATTTGCTCCTGCTCCATTATCTATGCTAGAAGGCATTGTTAAAGCAAATGCTGTAGTGGATTTAACACCTGTAATTACTTTAATGGATTGGATTTGGATATTACCCACTGTTGGGGAAACTACTGTAGCTCCTGTATCTGCTACAGAAGTTACTCTTGCAGCGGGGATATAGGCACCTAATGAACCTTCTATTGCTCCATCATCATCTACAGTTACATCAAATGCGTCTGTTGTAGCATTTGAAACTGCTAAGTAAGAATAATCTTCGCTCATATTTCTAATAACAACATAATCTCCATTAACTAATCCATGTGAAGGAGAATTAATTGTTAATGTAGTAGAAGAACGAGTCCAATCTAAACCACTATAAATTGTTCCTGTTGATAATATTTCAATAACTTGGGTTGAATTATAAGCTTCATACCTAATATTATCGTTAAAAGTAGTAATATTGCTTGTAATGTTTAAGTTGGTTAAACCACTACCATCACCTACATAAGAACCACTAAATATAGAACCGGAAACTGTTCCTTCTACATCTAGGTTATTCATAAACGTATAACAAGCTTTATCTGTAGTTAAATCTGAACCTATAATATGGGTATTATTATGGATGGCACAGTTATTAAATCCACTTACTATAGAAGAACTATAAACATTATCAATTTTGTTACTACGCCCACCTCCAATAGTATTATATTGGCCATTAGTACCTATTATACGATTAAACTGACCTCCTAAAATTGAAGAATATGAAGATACTTCTCCCGTTATGTCTATACAGCTATACCCAGCCCCTATTATAGTACTATCATTATTATTGCAAACATCACTATTATTTGCAATTATAATAGAATTATGTGCTGATGAGGCTGTATTGAGTTGCCCCATTACTGTAGAAAAGTTTCCTTCATTTCGGTTTTTATACCCTGAGGTAAGGCTGCAACGACCAGAAGCATAGTTTCCTTCACCTGCTATAATAGCAGAATTTGATCCTTCTGCACAGTTATTATCTCCACTTCCTATAAAACTGCATGCACCCCCTGAGGAAATTATATTTGAAGTACCCCCAGCAATTGTAGATAAAACACCCCTAGTACAATTTAAATGTCCTCCTAATACTGCTGAACAATTTTGAATAGCTGTATTTTGTGAGCCTAACGCTATAGAATTATTTCCTGAAGCTGTTACTTGACAACCTATAGCTGTATTACCTCTATGGCTATCAGGGTTTTGTCCTGCAATACCTGCATATGCTTTATAACCTATAGCTTGAACACCCTGTCCTGCTGCTACATTATAATGTCCCATTGCAAAGGCATCAGAACCTGAAGCACAGGTTCCAAAACCAAAGGCTACTGAATATGAACCTACAGCAGAAGTAGTACCTAAAGTTCCAGCAGGATTTGTTTCTGGTCCACCAAAAGCAAAAGAATAATCTCCTGATGCAATTGAACCACTACCTCCTGCTGCTGCATAATTACCTGTAATACAGTTGGTTCTTCCTCCTATAATTGAAGAATAAGATCCACTGTTTATATTTGCGTATCCTCCTAAAATTGAAGAACAATCTCCAGTAGAACTTATTTCATTCAAGCACCCTCCGGCAATATTTGAATTACTACCAGAGTTAATACTATTCCCTAAAACTGGGATAATTGAAGTACTTTCACTACCTGTTGAATATGGACTAGCTCCTACACCACCAACACCTACTGATATGTTAAATGTTGTACCATCACCTTTTGTAAAGGTAATATTTGAACCATCTGCTGAAGCTGTAATTACGTTTTTGGTAGCATATGAAGATGATAAAGCATATGAAGAGGAAACAATGCTATTTGAACCATAAGGCCCGTAAACATTTGAACCTGTAATAAATGAAGCAGTTAATGAGAATGAAGCAGACTCAACACTATTCATTCCTAATGGACCATCTACATTTGAAGATGAAACATAAGATGCTGTATCTACACTTCCAACACCAAATGATAAACAACCATTTCCATCTGTTACTAGTACTTGGTTTGCAGTACCATCAGTGGTTGGATAACATATGCCAGAAGCTGTTAAAGCTCCATCAATATTAAGTTTTCTATCAGAAAAATCACCACAAATTAAGGGAGATCCCTGAGTGTTATGTATAAATAATTTGTTTGATAAGGTTTGGCAAATTGTAGGACCGGCACATTTTCCTAAAAATACGTTTCCTGTTGATGAATTAGCAGCTAAAGCTCCTGCATTCCAACCTATAGCTGTATTGTGAGCTCCAGTACCTATAGTTTTTAAAGCTTCATGTCCTATAACAACGTTACCTAAACCATTAGTTACTTGATTTAATGCTTGGAAACCTATACCAATGTTTTGTACTCCTTCATTAGCATTAACAAGAGCTCTAGCTCCAATACCAATATTACATCTACCTGTGGTATTAGTATATAAAGCACAGTTACCAATAGCTACGTTATCTTGCCCACATAAACTACTATATAATGCTTGAGCACCTACTGCTACGTTATTTGATGAAATAGCTCTATTTAAAGCTTGGTGGCCAATAGCTACGTTTCTTTCTGCTGAATCATTATCCTGTAATGCTTGAAAACCAACGGCTACATTTAATAAAGCTGAATCTGCACACTGCATAGCACCTTCACCTATTGCCACGTTGTTTACACCTGATGATAAGATTGGTAGGGCATTTCTACCTAATGCTACACTACAATTTAATCCTGTTTGAGCAATTTGTCCCCCTACTTCTAATGGAAATTCTGAATAGGAACTTGTAGCTATAGAAACATACCCTGTACTTTGACTATATACAAAATTAGGTGCTCCTGTTAAAGTACCTTCATCATTATATTGAATTTCAGAATTTAAACCTTCTACTTTTATATTAGCAGATTGGATATAAGAAGCTGTTTTTGCTATTCTTACATAAGAAGCTGTTTGGGCTGTGTTAGTTTCACTTGAAAATTCTGCATAAGATGAAGTTAATGAATATGAAGAACTTATAGCATATGATGAAGAAATAGCACTAAATGAACTTGTTGCAAACGAAGCAGATAAAATACTATTTGACCCATAAGGCCCGTAAACATTTGAACCTGTTACAAAAGATGAGGTTGCAGAAGTTCCTAATATATAGGAAGCGGTATGAGCAAAAGATGACGTTTGAGCATATGAAGCTGAGGTTGTACCTTCTGCTGTTAAAGCAAAATTTGCTACTAAAGAAGAACTAGCTGCTTGTGCAAAATGTGAATATGATGAGGTTAAAGCATATGAAGAGGAAACAACACTGTTAGCCCCATAAGGACCATCTACCCCTGAAGCTGTAATATATGAGGAAGTTATTCCTGTTAAACGTGAACCATCTCCACGGAATGAACCAGAAAAATCTGTTCCTTCTACTGCTTGAAAGCTAGAGGTTCCTATTACATTAAATGAACCTGAAACGGTTATATCGTATGCTTCTAATCCAGTAAAAGCAAGTATCGATTGGGATACGTGTTGTGCTTCTACTGTTTGACCTGTAAGGATGCCGTTAAGTGATAATATTTTGGCCATGAACTATAGTTTGTCTGTTATAAATATATGTTTTTACTATTGTGTATCGAAATTTATTAAAACTGTTGTATCTGTTGTTCTTGAAGTAGGTAAAGGTTTTGCTAACTTACCTATTGCAAGTAGTTCAAAATTATCATTATATAATCCTACTGTTGTAACATAAGGGGCAAAATAAGAACTTGTAGCGAATCCTAACATAGACCCATCGCTTCCTGTTACAATTGAAGGATTTTGTGAATAATTATATTCATCTGCTCCAATTGTTACTTTGTATTGTGTTTCATATAAGGTATATGAGCTTGAAAATGAAGCTGTTATAGTACTTCCTATAGCATATGTTTCAACAAAATTAGTTGTAAATTCAAGGCTACCTCCATATTCAGCATCTCCATATATAGCTGTACCATAAAGATCATCTTGAGAAATTATCTGCACATCATCATTTGTAATAGCAATTATGCCATGCGGGTATATAACATTACCAACATATTGTTTTTCCCCTGTTAACATTGTATATAATCTGCCTTCACCATCATCTAAAATGGATCCACTAATTTCACTTTCTATAACCACAGAACCAGGTTTAATTTTATCCCCATACAATTTTGAAGGAATAGAATATACAGCTACTGGTACTATAGGTTTGTCTTGGCTTGCTGTGGGAAATGATTTTTGTGGGTTTAGATCTGTTTGTTCATAGTTGAAATAATTAGGAGTATAATCGGATCCAATTGTGGTTCCATCAGGTAAAAAACTTGCAGTATTAGATGTAGATATTTCTCCTCCACTTCCAGAAATATAATTTGAATAATATAAACTTTTTACAGAATCGTATACTAAAACTTCAGATACTCTAGTATTTTGACCAGTCAATGTACGATTCGTTAGATAGTTTCCATTTCTACCTAAGTATCTTTCTATTTGTACATTTGGGTCTGTAAATTTTGCCATTTTATTATAAATATTTTTTTACCTTCTTATCTCATCTAATGATATAACAGATAATGCTGGTCTTATATAAAAATTATAATTAAGATTAGATTGATAAGGAGTATTAATAAATCTTATTATGTATATATAAGCAGCACTAAATTCAAAACCAGAATCATCAAGTTTACTAGCATCTAATACTCTACTATCCCCCCAAGCTCTTTGACCAAAACTTACACTATCTAATACAACTGTATCTTGAGTGTCTGTGTTAAATATACTAATTTTATAGTTACCTGTTAATTCAGTTAATGATTTCCTACGAATTTGGGAGATTTCAAAATTCCACCTTGATGTTCCTTTTGTAACTCTAGTTAATCCAAAATCCGCTGAATTATATAATAAACCTACATTTGAACTATTATATGGTAAATGGGTCCAATTAGGAGATCTATATATTGTTCTACCTAAAGAATATTCCCCCATATTCCAATATCTACCCGGGTTTCTTGTAGTGGGGCTAGCCAAAGATGTATAATTTTGTGTTTGAGTGTTATAACTATAACTAATTCCCATATTCTCGAAGTCGTCTATAACATACCCCCATTCCCAATGAGTGGGATCTGTAACTGGTAAAGGTGTTGAAGTAGGGGTTGGTGTTGGAGTAGGTGTTGGAGTAGGTGTTGGTGTTGGGCCAGGAGAACATACTTGATCTAAAATATCTTCTGCTATACTACCCAATGCTTCGAATGTTGAATTAAAATATTCATCTTCTGAACTGGCTATATTTCTTAATCCATTATCACTTGCACTCCCGGCTACTATATTTAATCCAACTACTACTAATCTATTTTCATACCCATTATCTAATTCTTTATAGTTTGTTGCAGCTGCCGCTGTAGCAGTGGTTGCTCCTGCATCTGTTAAGAGAATCATTTTGGTATCTGAACCTCGTTGTTTAAAATTAGTGTTTGTTACAGTTGATGAACCTACATTAATCCCTAGATCAGTACGGGTGGTACCACTCCTTCTAGTTGCTAATAAATTATCAATGGTTGTTGAAATAGTAGAATAATTACCATTTTGATCTAAAATAACTCTTGTTGTATTTGTGTAGCTTACAAATCCTATTTGGAAGCCTTGAGGTACTCCTATTCTAGATTGTAAACGATCTACAATGTATCTAATTAGGTCTACCATAAATTCATATTCTGGGGGGTTATTAGGGCCATTTGTAACACTACCAGATTCATCTATTACAAATACAATATCAAAGAAACCATCTTGACACTCTGGGCTAAGTGTTGGTGTAGGAGTTGGTGTAGGGGAAGGGTTTGGTGTGTTTGTTGGTGTTGGGGTTGGGGTACTAGTTGGAGTGGGAGTTGGCGTACTAGTTGGTGTATTTGTTGGAGTTGGTGTAGGAGTACTAGTAGGAGCATTAGTAGGTGTTGGCGTAGGAGTACTAGTGGGTGTTGGCGTAATGGTAGGGGTTGGAGTTGGAGTACTAGTAGGAGTTGGGGTAATTGTTGGAGTAGGAGTTGGCGTACTGGTTGTTGTAGGTGTAATGGTTGGTGTACTTGTTGGGGTTGGTGTAACCGTTGGGGTACTAGTTGGAGTAGGAGTTAATGTAGGGGTAGAGGTAGGAGTACTAGTAGGTGTTGGAGTAGGAGTACTAGTAGGTGTTGGAGTAGGGGTAGGTGTACTAGTAGGAGTTGGGGTTGGGGTTGGAGTGGGTAATTGAATTACAGTTGTATTGTCTTCACAATTAAATTTTATAATTTCATTTTCATTATACACAATAATTTGAGAAGCACTCTCGGGTACAACTACAGCTACTCCCTCTCCTGCTGTTAACTGGGATAAGGTTAAATTATCTGCTTTGGTTGTAGTACCAAATAAAAGAGCATGGGTAGTTTCACTTACTACATCATAATAGATATCGTAGGGTCCTTCATTTTCTCCTGTTGTAATTTTTACTAAAAATGATTTTAACGCCATCTTATAATTTTATTATGTAATTAAATTTAAATACCAATCTTGTATTTCAACTCCTGAACTATTTAATTTGACTATACCTTTTCTATCTCTATATTCCCATCTCCCACTAAAACTCTTACTATCTGCCACAGAATCAAAGTTACCACCAACATATATGTTATCCAAGGAATCTGTTTTAATTGCATAAACTGTACCCCTAGAATTATACACATATAGGTTGGTAAACTTGGTTATAAAATCTGTATCCCAAACTCCTGTTGAAGATAATTTAACTATATCATTTTGATAATCTACACCTCCAAAATCTGTAGTCCATCCTCCGACTATAATAGAATCATCAGATAATACATCAACTGCTCTAAAATAAGTTGGATTACCCCCAACTCTATTCCCTTCTCCTACATTATCTGTAAAAGTTGTATCATATGTTCCATCACTAGCTAGTTTAACTATATTTCCTACTGATTCATTATTCCATGAACTGAAATTTCCAACTGCTATAATAGAATCATCACTTTGGATTGCTATGCTTAAAACAGCTGTTCTTGGGGAATAGACATATCCTTTATTTGATTCAAAGTCTGAATCTAATGTGCCATCGCTTTTCAATTTAAATAATAATGATCTACGTAGACCATTAAATCTATTAAATCTTCCCCCAACTAAAATACCACCATCACTAGTTATAGCACAAGTATTTAAAATACCTTCATTTGTTTGAGGTTCAAACCATGCAGTACCTATTCCTTGATTATGTAAAAAGTCTACATCTACATTACCATCATAATCAGTTTTAATTACATAATAACGGGAATCAAATGGTTTTACCCAAACATTGGATACTATATACACATTAGTACCATCTACTTTAATATCCTCTACTCGTAGATTATATATAGTACCAACTGAGGTGTCTGGGTTTCCAGGAGTTCTATTTCCTGGGTATGTTGCTTCTAAATTAGTATTAAAACTTTCATCTATTACTCCATTACTATCTAGTTTTACTATACCCCTTTGGCCTAAAGCTGGATATGAATTTAATCTTTTAAATTTTGAAAAGTGACCACCTATAAACTTAATACCTGTAGATTGATCTATAGCTATTGCCCTTACCGATGCATCAAATCCTGGGTTTATTTCATCCCAAAAATCTGTATCTTCATTTCCATTTGAGTTTGCTTCTACAAAACAATTTCTGGTTAATTCATTTAGTTTTGTAAAACCCCCACCAATTGAAACCTTAGAAGTACCAAATACATCAATTTCAAGTACTTCTCCTGCTATCCCAATATTTGGTGGTAATGGAGTTGGTGTAGTGGTTGGTGTTGGTGTTACCGTAGGTGCAGATGTTGGTGTTGGTGTTGGTGTAGGTGTTGTAGCTAAAGATAATATTACAGTACTTTCTCCACACCCCGATATAATATCAGCATCGGTATTATACAAAATAACACTGATTGAATCTTCTGGGATATATACTGTTATTCCTTCAGCTGAGGTTAAATCTGCTCTAGAAATATTTTCTGCGGGGGCATCACCTGGAAAGATTGAAGCAATATTACCTGCATCTACAGAATCATAGTATATGGTAAATGGACCATTACTATGTACTTCTGTTATTTGTATGTTAAAATATCTAGCCATATCCTTTTATATTCCTGGTGTTGTTGTATCGTTATTATCCAATACACCTGCTCCTGTTGTTAAATTATATTTAAATGTAGCAACTCTTTCTGGGTCATTATATCTCTTTGTAACTTGTTTTCCAACTGATTCTACTACTAGAGCTTCTGTTGCAGTTGGATTATTCCAATAATATCTATCTGTACCTGAAGTGGATATTTTAACAGGGGTGCCACCTTTCCATAATGTAGCTTCTACATTAACGTCATTCGTACCAGTAGTTCTAAACCAATGTGCTCTAAGATCTACAACCATTTCAGTTTCATCTGGATATGCTGCTTTAAATTCATCAATATCAATTAATATGGATTCAAATCCTAAACCTGTATTATCCCCACCAAATATTAAATATGGATTTGTTTCGTTTGGCCAATAAGTTACATAGCTTGCAGCTTGTGTTCCCCCTGCTGTTGTATTCCATAGTGCAGCTCCAGTCCCTCTTTCTCCTCCTGTGCCACCAAATCCTAAATAATTGGGTGCTGTAGTTTGTCCTACATTTGGAACTCTTACTGCTGATCTAGTATCTAAATCCTCACCATCAGTAAACTGATATGTTATCATTACATAATCAGCAGCATAATTAAATGAAGTTTGACCTAAAGTAAATTCAGATGTTGCCCTACAACCATTAGAATCTGTTAGTACTACAACATAACTTGTATTTTCGGATAATCCTGTAAGATTAATTGGGGAGGTTGCTGTACCTTTATTAACACCATTTAATGTATATGTTACTGTACCTGCACCACCACTAAATATTATAGTTGCAGTACCATTATTACCTGTTTCGTTTGTTGGATCCGTAGTATTAGTACTATCTACTGTTAAATTACATGGAATTGGGGTTTCTGTAGGTGTTGGAGTAGGCGTACTAGTAGGTGTTGGAGTTGGCGTACTAGTAGGTGTTGGAGTTAGGGTAGGTGTACTAGTAGGTGTTGGGGTAGGTGTAAAAGTAGGAGCTGCTGTTGGTGTGGGGGTTGGTGTGTTTGTTGGAGTTGGAGAAATTGTTGGTGTTGGAGTAGGGGTAAGTGTAGGTGTAGGTGTAGGTGTTGGGGTTGGAGCTGGTACTTCAACTATATTAGCTTCAAATGTACAATCAACATAAAGAACTGCTTGACCTTCTAGTAGACAATCTACATCTAAGGAAAAAAATGTAAAAGCCTTATTTACCTCTAGTGGAGATATTATTATATCGGATGAATTGAATTGTTTGAAGGCACCCATTCATTCTTAGAAATCTAATTTAACTCTTACTAAAGCTTCTTTAGTAAAATCTTTTAACAAAGGTTTTGATAATTTCGCAACACCTAATAACTCGTTTTGATCATTATACATCCCCACAGTTGTAATATAAACTTGTGGGTTATTAATTGATGAATTATGATATACTTCACCTGTTGTTCCTGCTAAAAATGAAGGATTTTCAGTATAGTTAAATTCACTATTTCTTACTCTAACAAAAACAAAATCTGAAGATAGTGTTTCTTCACAATTTAATCTAAATGAAGCTCCATCTTTAATTACTTCAAATAATTTTGAAGGGTTTAAAGCATCTGTATATGTTGATTTATTAGTATTTAAGCTAATTCCAATATTTGAAGTAGTTGATGAAGGTGTTCCTCCAGCTAAATCTAAAGCATCTCCATTTAAAATAATTAAACCTGTATCTGGTAAGAATAACCCATAAGATCCTCTATTACCTGTTTCTCCATTATTAAAATTATCAGGGGTTCCAGGTGATGTTCCCTGTCTAACAACTTGGAAAGCTCTTTGAGTTCCATAATAAGTAGGGATAGTAGTAATACTTGAATTATCAGTTAGGGTTAAAGTATTATTTCCATTTCTTAATAATAGGCTTAAAGATCCGGGTAATATTTTTTCTTTATATCTAGCTCTTTCAAGGGAAAGTACATAAATTGAATCAGATACATAAGGACTAGAAGTTCCAAAACTAAAAGAAGAATTTTCATCTTCTAAAACTAAAGTTCTAAATTGCCCATATACCGTTTTAGTAGGAGAATTATTAGAAACATTATTATTGTATTTTCTAGAACCATAACCACTTAAATTTCCATAAGAAATATCAAATTGAGGTTCAGCTGAAACAGATGTTGATCCTGTTTGATATACAGCTAAATAATATTCTCCTGATACTGATGCTTGTTCTTGGGTAGATGAAGTAAAAAAAGTTGAAAGGGTTAATACTCTATCAGTCCAAACTGTTTGTGATACAGAATCTGAGCTAACTAAAAAATCTTCGGCTTCTAATCTTTTAAATCCCATAGCTTATTATATTGTTTTATTAATGGTTACAGGTATTGTAATTCTAGCACCACTATCTAGCCCAATTACTGTTAAGGTTGTTCTTAGTGTTGTATTATTCCCAAATAGAGTGTTAACTGTTGTTGCAGTTAAGTTAATTTGAGTGCCAATTACTGTTTTAGAAACACTGGTTCCTAGTGTTGTTGTTGCATTAGCATTACTAGCAGCTTCAGTATTAATTCCCGCTCCAGTAAAAGTATTCATTAATCTAATATCTGCTATCGTTGCTGAGTATCCACTGGTTTCAAATGTTTGATTACTACCTTGGTAATTTAAGGTTTGAGGAGTAATAGCTAGTTGAGCTCCTTGTTTTAATGTAATAGCATTATAACCCAAATTTAAAGCAGGTAATTTAGCTGTACCTCTTGGTAATGTAACTAATTTATATTTCATAATTTGACTTTCATCTGGAAATGCCTCTAATAAAGGCATATTATCTATAGCTTCTCCGTAATAAGAAGAACCAGATGGGTGGTTTGGATTATATAGAGTATAATCTATTTCATCATCTGATAAAGCAAATTGTGTTATTCTAAAAGAACCGTCATTTCTAGCTAATGCCTCTCTACCTTTTTTGGTTAAGATAGCATCTACGGTTACTACTGAGTTATTTAAATATCCCATTGATTATATAGTTATATGTTATAAATATGTTTATATTAAGTTTCTTTCAATAAGGTTAGTAATTACCTTATCTGGATTATTTTCTAATTCCTGATTTTGATATTGGGTTTGTAAAATTCCAGGAGCACTTGATTCAGCTAAAGGAACCCCATAAGGTTTTTGTTGATTTAATATTACAAAGTTATTTGCAGATTTAAATCTTCTTATTAAAAAGAAATCTAAATTTACTCCTTCAGTTACATTTCTATCAAGAATTAATATTAGTCTTTCACCCGATGAAGTATCGATTTGTCTAATGGAAATAATGTTATAACTTTGTGTTTCAGAATTTTCAAATCTAATTTGATCACCAACTTCTACTTCCCAAGGATCCGATGGGGTAGGCATATTGATGAAATTTGGTTCAAACCCAAAAGGGAAAAATGTACTAGGACCTGGTATGTATTCGGGAGGGATTTGGAAATAATTAAACCCATATAGGTTATTTAGCAAATTACTTACTAAAATAATTTGATTTCTTGAATTTCCATAAAAATCCCAATAAGGAACAGATGCTACACCTTCATCTCCTTTTGCAGGTGTTTTTAACCCTCTTAAATCTATTTTTTCACGCGTTACATTTGCACCTTCAATTTCAGGTGGATTAAACTGTCGTGTTCTACCTTTATTGTCAAAAGTAACATCATTAAAGTTTAATCTATAATTAGTATCATCACTATTAACAATATTTGAAGTATGTGTAGCTCCTATTTTTGCCGGGGCATAAGGATTTATTGCTACTTTAATTTCAATTTTCCATTCTAAATAACTTCCTTTTTTGTAATCAACATATACGGGAGGTTCACTATAGCTATATCCTCCATTAGAATATGCATTCCAAACATCCAAAGTTGAGTCTTGATACAAATATGAAGGTACGCCCCCAAAAGTTTGGTTAAATTTATTATAAATTTGAACACTATCAAAATTAATTTTTACCGCATTTTCATTATTTCGACTGGTGGTTAGAATATCTACAAGTGGGTCTCTATTAGTACTTTGGCCTTGGCTAACAATTTGTCTATCAATTTGATTACCTTGAATAATTACTTGTTGGGATTGACCCTCTCCAATATCCATAGGTACCTCATTATTATTGTACCAACGAGTTATAGTTAATTTTACATTATCTGGATCAATTGGAAACTCGTTAAATGTATCATCGTCCTCAATTTTAAACTTAATAAAACCAAACTCTGATAAAGATTTTTGCCCCCCATCATCAAATACAACTGTTGGAGGAAAATGTGTAGTGTAAAAATTAAAGTTTAAAGTATAAGTATAATCATCTGTTAAAGTAGATGGGATATCTGCGTACCCATTATTATAAATTTTTTCATTAGGGGTGGCAATGTATTGTATATCAGTAATAGGTTTTAAACGTCTAATTTTTGAGCCACCACTTCCAAAAGTAAGAAGTTCAGGGTTTGTTTCGCGATCATAAGTTTTAGTTTCAGTTGCAACAAAGGCTAAATTTTTATAATTTTCATTATCAATATCAAATTCAATTAAATATTCTCCTGAAGATCCTGAAAGGGATATTTCTTTAGCATAAGCATTACTGGATGTTTGGGAAAATAGAATAGGAGTTGGATACACAGCTGTTTTATATACAGTAGAAAAATTTTCTAAATCTTTTAACTCTCTAGCTTCATCAATATTTTGAACTGAGGCTTTAACTGAAGTGGGTAAATTATTTACATCATTTAGTTTAAATGTATTTTTTAAATTATTTAAACCTTGGGTTGTTATTGAAGGATCTAATACATCTTTATTTTCATCAACTAAATATTTTACAAAATAAGCTGTTTTGCTATTTAATACTGGGTATGGGTCTAGAACTTTTTCAAAGTATCCTATATAAGAATTTCTAGATTCAACATTAGGAAAAGACCCTAAATTATCTGTTGACATGTAAAAAGGAGAAAACCTTAAACCATCATTATTAGAGGGATTTACTAAAGTATTATTAAAAGAAATTGCTTCAGATTTATTTACTCCTGTTCTATTTGTTTTACTTCCATAATACTTTGGTATTATACTTGAATATTGTGTATAATTGGAATCAGGAACTGTTGCTTTAGTTGCTCTATTACTTAATATTAAAGATAAATTTTGAGGAATTAAACTACCTGATCCTTCAGAAGAGATAGAATAATCTACATCTTGCACAAATTCAGATTGTCTTGAAACTATAATATTATTAAATGTGGGTTGACAATCAAAATCTCTTTCTAATCCTATATTATCATTAAATCCTAAAAAAGTATTAGGAACAACTACATCAGAATCTGTAGAAATTGACATGGTATAAGAAGTAACTAAAAGTGCATCATTGTGGGGGATAGGGGAATTTGCAACTGATACAGACATTTTTAGTTGATCATTTTTACTAATAGCATCTTGTGGGTAATCAACTAAAAGGGTCATCCTTTCAGGTAAAGTAACAGTAGTTAAATCTAATTCTTCATTAGCTATTGGTGAATTATTATAGTAAAGGGAAAGATTAGCTGTTTCCCAAACATTACCTGTTGATTTTTGATCTAATACTACAGAAGCTGTTATACCTATATCTTCGGGTGGTATAGTAGAAAAAGTATATACTCCACTTTTATCATCTTCTTCATCATCCTTATATATAGTAAAGGTTTGTCTAACTTTAAAATTAAATATTTCATCACCTGTTGTAGTAGTTTCAGTATCACTATAATTAACTACTAAGTATATTCTATAATTTTTATGCCAATTTTGATCATAAAACCAACTATCAAGATTATTATTAAAATCTTTATCTAAGGATAAATCTCCAGTATAGTTGTGGGAAACATAAAGTTCTTCATTTTCTCTTAAAGTAATTACCTCACCATCAACCGTTGTGTATTCTTGCCCATTTGGATTATCTTCACGTTTTACTAAACGGGTAGTTCGGCTTAACTGTTCATTATTTAAATTTAATTCTTTAGAAATAAATAAGTTTTCTTGGCCTTCTACAAATATGCTTCCATTACGATAATAATATATTAAATCATTATTACCATCAAATGTTTCTATATTTGTAAATTTTAATAATATGTTGTCTGATTCTACCATAAGATTTTATTGAGCTGGGGTAAATCCTAAAATTTCTATTTTAAATCTATCACTATCTACAAAGCCACTACCACCTAATAAATTTGTTAATTGTTCTGAGGATAATAAATTACTTCGTAATTCAATTTCTGAAATAACTTGTTTTGTTGGGGAGTCTGCATACTGTGGGGGTACTGGGTTACCATCCCGATTTAATGAGAGAATTTTAGATTTCAAAGTTTGGAAGACAAACTCTGATGAAATTTCTGTTGGCAACCTCTCCCATGATCGTTGGTAAGTAAGATCAATTGCACCCGCATCATCAGAGGAATATTGATGGGGAACATCTTGATCTACTCTAAGCTCACCTCCAAAACCAGTAGTTCCCTCAAATGTATGGGTATCATCATACATTACTGTAGCTTCTCCTTGTGCATTATAATAAGTGATTTTGATTTGATAATCTCCTTTTAAGAGAGGTTGTTGACCCCCACCTACCATATATAAATCAAATCCTAGCGTATTTGCCTCATCTTGTACACCTGTAAATATATAAGGGATGAATTGTACTAAATACAATTCCATGTTATATTGGAAATTACTATTTCTAAAGACCTCTCCTTGAACTGGAAGAATACCATAACGCGAGGGGGCAGATTGCTCTACTACTACTATATCTTCAGTCGCGTCATCTGAACCACCATCTTCAAAAGTTTGTTGGGTTTGTTTTATTTGATAAGGATAACCCGGAATATTAACCAAATTATACGATGATTGGTTAGGTAGTTCTTGGGTGTTCCATCCATAATTACCTAATGCCCTATATCTGCTAATTATTTCGCCATATCTATAAAATATGTAATAAGCTTGATAACTCGCATCCCTCATCTCTTCTGCAACCCATCTATAGAATTTTATAAATCCTGCTCCTCCACCACTATTACTCCCACCAGATGCTTTAAATTGAGGTATTCCTTCTGATTTAGCTGGGCCAATAATTACTCTTTTCATTTGTGCATTTTTAAGATTTTCATCAGAGAATTCGTTGTATTCGCTACCTTCAACAGTATATCTATCCCAATCATCATCTGCAATTTCAATATACCATGTAGCAAATTCTTCCCCAGCAGCCTCTTCTCCAGGACACCATCTAATAGAATCAATAAAACCATTTTCTCCAGAAGATTGAAGAATAGCTTTATCCCCATTTACGATTGAATTTATATTAATTGCATAATCTCCAGCTGGGAGTTGGGTTGACATTGTACCCTGTTTAAATAAAGACCCATCAGCCCAAAAATGAGAAACATTGTTAGGAAAAGGATATAATTTAGTCCTTCCTACTAGTATATCAGTTCGGGGTTCTGCATATTGATCTGGATGGGATGGGCCTTCTTTTAAACGAAGTTCACCTCCATCAATAACAAATGTTCCTTCATTTTCATTATATAATAAAGCAATAGTTTTACTTTGAGTATCAGTTGTGGTATTATCTAAATTTTCACAACTAGTATCATAATCATTATTTGCCCTTATAGGTCTAATTTGTATAGCTGCTAATTTAATTTGTCTTGGATCTGGGTCATCTAAATCAATAAAATTTGTTTGTCTTTTTATACCAGCAATTGCTTTCATAAACCAAGGATGTTGGGATATACCTGGAGTTGTACCTCCATTAGATATAATTGCAGTAGAGTTTTCAATAAATCCCTTATTAAACCCAACAGCATTTGTTGGAATAGTAGTACCTGTAGTATTTATATATTCATTGTATTCGTAATAATATTTAGCATCTGCCCATCCTCTAAAAAATTGAGTGGTGGGATAATTACTATTTATAGGTGGGAAGTACCCTTGTGCATAAGAAGCAGTGAATTGATTTGCAATTACAGGACTAGCAGTAGTGCCAGAAGCTGAAGCGTGCCAAATCATATCTCCTGTTGCTTCAAATGTTACATTTCTTTGGGTATTATTATTAGCATCTACAATATTTTCAGGACGATACCCTATTACTCTATATGATGTAAAATTAGGTTTTTGAACCGCATTTTCTAAAACCCAAGTATATACCCCATCAGAAGCGATTTCACCATTTGCTTTTATAGGATTTATAAGATTTAAATTTAATTCAGTTAAATTTTCTAAGAAAGAAGTTATGCCAAAACCATTAAGACTTATATTTGATATTTTTACATATTGAATCCCAGTACCATCACTCCACAACCAAACTACTCCCTGTTCTGGAGATGTAGTATCTTTTACAAACTCTTCTTCAGTAAATTCAAATTGATCTAAAAATACAGGAACAACTATATATAAGTTAGAAAATTTGGGGTTAGAAAATGGGGAACAATCTACACCATCTACATCTACTAATACACTTGAAAGGTTAGTACCAAATTGGTTTGAAAATTCTCCTGTATAAAATTCACGTTGGTCATTAATAACTTTATTAATGGGGCCCTTTAAAGTTTGAACAACTTCAGACCAACTTTGAGTTAGTTGGAATTGAGAACCACTTGTTTGTAATCTTTCAAAAGAACCTCCTGTACCACCTCTAAAACTTTCTACCGCACCCGTTGAACCACTATATGTTACATTTTCTGTAGTGGGAACAATACGTTTTCTTCTATTTCTTTCTAAAATATGTTGTTTTACTACAACTCCAGAAGATAAAGTAGCATTAGAAGGAACAAAATCCTTAATCATTTTAAATAATGAATTATCGTAAAACTTAACTAATCTAACAAAATCAACTAAATTATAAGATTTTATATATTTTTCAAAATATGAATTTCTTAACCTATCTAAAGCTGGGTAGTTTGTCCCATCTTTATCCATTTCTCTTACATCCCCTATATATTCTCCAATATTAAAATATCCGATTTGGGATATAATATCTTTATTAATTTGATCTTGAGGAGACATAGCTATTTCAACATACCTTACATCAGGGTCTTTAGGAACTAAATGTTGGGTTTGTTGAACACTTCTATAGGGGGATAATGTGCTTCCCGCCGCTATTTGGGAAGAAACAACTTGTATTTTATCAACAGTATTGGTTTTAATACCTGCTGCGACTTGGTTTTTAGATATGGTTTCAACGTTGTTAACGTAAGTACCATTATAAACATCATACCCACTTCCATTTTCAAATGAAGAGGTTGTAGCCCAAGATCCTGATACTTTAGGGTGTATTGAGTACGAGGCTGTAAATAATTCTCCACCTAATGATGCTCTAAAAGCTAATTCTTCGGGTGATGAATTAGTACTATTACCTTCAGTTGAGTTAGGGTTTAAAACATAATCATTAAATATACTTTCTGATATTTTAGTATTATAATATCTTATTTCTTGCAATGACCCAGAAAAGTATTCACGTGTGCCTACTTCACTCCCAAAATAAGCAGTAGACGACCCACTCCAATAGTTATATTCTGATTCTATACTACTATTTGAAGAAAATTTTATTTGTTGAGTTAATTGATCATCAGATGATTTATTAGCAGCATACAGATTAAATGAATCATATTTTGTTGTATCATATTGGACCATTACTGACCACCACCCCCCATCAAAAAATGGTAAACTGATTGAAGTACTTACACCATCACTACCTGATGGGTAAAATTTTAAATCACCATATTGATATTCTGGGTCTACAATTGACCCACTATATGAGCCTGAGGTGCCTGCGGTTCCTGTATATTCTAAGGATAAGAGAGTACCTGTATCTGTTCTAAATAAAGATTGTGAAGGGACAACAGGAATATGAGTAGAGGGTACTTCTTGAGCTTTAAACCTTAAAAACATACTAGTTGGAACATCATTTCGAGAACCCCAATTGCTATTTAATTGCCAATCTGTTTCTACATAAGTACTTGATCCATCTAATTTTAAAGTATAATTAAATTTTTCTTCGGGTCTATCATATACACCATCTTGTTTTTTTCTTCCTCCAAATTCTTTAGGTTCCAATATAGTAGAAGGAACACCAAAAGTAGAAATTAAAGTTTTTAAACCTTTCATTGTGCCCTTTGATTTTAAAAGGAATGGAAGGTTATGATAAATCTTTTTATATAATTTTTTATTTACATCATTTAAAGGTATAACTTCGTCTGATCCACTTATATATGTTGTAACTATTTCCTGTCCTTCTTGTGGGGATGAACCTGTTATATTAGATATAGGAAATAAAGAACCACTAGGGGTGATTCCTAAAAACGCAGCATATAAATCTTCAGTACTATAATTGTTTTGATATAATTTAACACCAAATTCTTTAATAGCATCTGCTACTAAATCTTTAGATATACCATATTCTAAACGGTTATCTGCATTAAATCTATTTGTTATATCTTTAGTATATAACCAAATGTTATCAAAATGTTGAGCTATCATATCAATGAATAACTCATAATTTTGGTTTTGAGAGTCTTCTACTAAATATTCTGGTATAGTGTTGTATAATCTATCAAGATTATTTTGGTCATAATTTGAAGCTGAAAGGGCTACACCACCATAAGTAGATAATGATTCGTTTGCACTTCCTAACCAATTTATAACTTCATCACTTCCTGTAGAGTATAAAGTGTAAGGTGGGGTGGTATTGGATTTAGGCCAACTAAAATTAGAACCACTATTAAAATATAAAAAATATTCATATCCATCAAACCCTTCAATAGTAGAATCTATTGTTGTTTCTAATGAAGCTCTAGATGAAGAATATGATACTGAAGATGTAGTGGGCCCTGATATAGAATATACATAAGTGTTTAGATCATTTTGGGCATTTTCAATTACCTTGGCTTTATAGTAAAAATTTTCTAGTCTTGTTAATGCAGAAGAAAACTTAACAAATTCATTAAAGCTCCCATAATCAACATTAATATTAATGCCTTTTTCTTCAAGTAATGATTTTAATTGTTGTACTGAAGAAGTTTGAGGGGAGGAAAGTAATGATGCAAATGATACTGTTTCTGTAGCTTCTCCTACTTGTTGAACTACATCAATATTATAATTTGGACCATTAATAAATTCAAAATCATTGACTTGAATTATTTCTTCAGGGAACTCAATCCTATATGCTTGGGGGTCACTTAATTCCTCTACTATCCATAATTGAGATTTTAAATCAAATTCTGATGGAAGTGGATCATATAGCTTAACTAATATAGTAGAATCTTCATCTTCATTCTCTAATTCAATATTATTAGCAATAATAGTTTTATTAGAACCAAAATTTAAAAGAAAATCTACAAAATATGGTTGTGTTTCACGATATGAAACAAAATTATTTATTGAACCACTTACACTTGAAATTTCAAATTCAGAAGAGTCTAATCTAAGTTCTGTTCTATCTGATGATATCTCTGATATGAAGAATTTATTTTGGAAATTAGACCCACATCTTTCTCTATAGAAAGAATATTGTGAAAAATATACCCCTTGATCTAAATCTATTTGTTGAAGACTAGCAATGGGATCAAATAAAATATCACCTTCTTTTACATTATAGTTAATAAAGTTTGAGGGGGGTACTGTAGGGTATATTAGATTTTTATTAGCATCATAAACATGATATTCAATATAATCTGTGGAAGCTGTAAAAGCCGTATCCAAATCACTTAAAGAGATTAGACCAATATCAGAAGATTGATACTCCTGGTATTCAAATGTGTTTGGGTTTACAAATATTACTTGTGCTTCCATTTATTAATATCCTCCTCCAGTTGAACCACCTGTGGAACCGCCTATAATTGAGGGATTACTTGTATTTGTGTTATTACTAATTAAATTTTGAGAAGAAATTTCAGTATCAGTAGTTTGGGATTCAGCTTCTTTTACTAAAGCACCTACATCTATTTCTTCACCAGTTTGGAATCTAGTAATTTCAACTTGCAATTCCAAATTTTCTTCTCTTAAACCTGTAATTTCTTGTCTTAATGCTTCAATTTCTTCTTGAATTTGGTCATAATTAATATATTCACCACTAGTTTTAACTAAAAATTCATGTGAATTAGTTTCACCATTGGATGGTATTTCGTAAAATAAATCATTGTATACTTGAAAAAATTGATTAACATCAATTTGAGAAGCTAAATCTTCTTGTAAAGTAGTAACACCCAATTCACTAAATTGAGTATCAATAGTTTTAGTATACTGACTTTTGGAAAATACCTTTTTTTTAAGATCTATTTTTGTTTCTGCCATAACTATCCATTTACCACTTTAAAGTATAATTCATCTTTATATACTAAAACAGAATTATTAATTTCAGTTTTTATTAAAACTTGATAATTTCTTTCGGGTTCTAAACCATTCATATAAATTGTAAAATAATTAGAAACATCATCAGCTGAAATTTTAGTATAATTTACATCAAAATCTATTACATACTCATTTGTATCTAAATCTTTTACAGCATAATATGAAGCAGTAGGAAGTAAGAAATTTTGGGTATATAAACTCCCAGTTTGATATGTTCTTTCTGGGTATTTAGGTCTTACATTTAATCTAAATCTATTGATTGAATCCTCATAAAATACTCCTGGGTTTTCATCTAATGAAATAAATATATCTTCTGTTTGGATCTCACTTAGAGAAGAACTATAAATTGTATCATCCCACCTAAATTCAAGTTGTGGGGGGTAAATAGTGTGGGTATCTGTTGAATAAAACTTCATATCAGGAGTATAGGTGTGAGAATTGTTAAATTCAATAGAATCTTCCCATTTAACTATAAACCCATAATTATTTAAATCAAATTCTTCAAAATAAGAACTACTTACATATCCGGGTAAAACATATCTATTTAAACCTTTAGATGTTAGATACCATTGTTTTACTATTTCAGTTACATTAGCATTTAAATCTTTCTCTGTTCTTACATTAAAAGATTGAGTGACAGGTAAAATTAAACTAGTATCTGTAAATGAACCCCACCATATTCCCCCTCCTGGGGTTGAAGTGGTAAAAGAAGCAGTAACATATTTTCCAAAGGAAGAAGTGGACCATTTACTATCATTATCTTTATAAGCCCAACTTACCCCGTCTGTTGTTTGAGGTGAGTTTAAATAATATCCTGTTCCATTTGTCCAAGAAGAAGCTAAGGGAAATATTTCAATTTTTGATTCTTGGTTTATACTTTCTGCTGTCGCAACAAAATTTCTTAAATTTATTTGATAATTATTTTCTCCTATTAACTCATCAAAAATATAATCTATTTCATTTTGATCATATTGGGATACATACCTTGATACTGAATGGTTGTTTGAAAGGGAAGTTTCAATGTTTCTAATTTCAGTCATTTCATCTAACCCAGTATTCATTAAAGGATACTCTGAGTATAATGTGGCGTCTTTTGTAGGAAATATTTTGTATATTGCCATTGTTTACTTAATTAGAATTTAACTACTCTTCCGGTAATATCTTGATTAGGATATTTTACTTCAAATACCATAGGGTCAATTGAAGGGTATATTACATTATCTAATGTTGCTCCTTCTATACTATAAGCATATTGTGAATATCCTAATGTTGTACCAGTTTTATTGGTTATTGTTACTTTTTTAACTGTTTGAACTCCATCTATTTCATCTAATAATACATTTATATTTCGTAAAATAATGGGTTCATTTATTTGCCATTCATCTATATTAAAATAATTGATTAAGGCAACTAAACATTTTCTTAATACTTCATTATTATTGTAATTAGGTAAAGTAATTATTTCAAAATCTACACCAATATTAATAACAAAAGCATCTTTAATTGTTAAAGAATCACCTATCATTTTATATTCATTAAGATAGGTTTTTAAATTTTCTTTTAAAGCATTTGATGGGGGTCTAAGTTTTTTGCTTAAATCATAAGATAACACATAAATGTCTAATGTACTATTAGAATTATCTTCAATACCTGGTTTTTGTACGTGTGCTTTTGCAATTGCCCCATATCTTGAAGGTAAAGATAAAGTACGTACTAGATAGTCATCTGCAGTTACATTTCGTAGCTGGGTTGATATATTTGAAATGGTGTTTTGTCTTAATTCTTCTATTGAATCTCCATCTTGACCTCCAGTTGCGGCTTCGGGGTTTTGGATTTCTACAGAATCAAAAATATATTGAGCTGTTGTAGCATCTAAATTATTATTTTGAAATTGTATATTAGATAAAGGAGTAATTTGTGTTAAACTATTAGCATCGATGTTTGAATTAACTCCTCCTCCTGTTAAATATCTTATAGTTAATGTAGTATTACTAGGAGCAATACCATAAGTATTTGTAAAAATAAAGTTAGTTGGAGAATAAGCTGTTTTTAGTTTATTTATTTCAAATGGTAATCCTAGACCTACATTAGTAGGGTTTGGGACTATTGTTTCATCCGTATCATTTACATTACCATTTCCAAATTGGAGTTGTAATGTTGTATCATCTAAAAACCTTGTAGCAAATCTACGTTGTACTTTTTTTAGTTGTAAAATATAGGGTGTATCGCTACTATCAGAAGCATTATTAGGATCGTTTATGTTAGTGTTTTTAATATTATCATAAACTGATTCTTCTCCTAAATAATCTACTTCATACCAAGTATTACCGTCAGAATCTGTTATATCTAAAATATAAGCTATATTTTCTCCTGTTATTTCAATAGTAGGAAATTCTTCATAATCACTAAAACTAAATGTTGTAGTTTGGATTTCCCCTGAAATTGCTTTTCTAGTTTTCTTTAAAAGGTAATATGTTGGAACATTATTTGAAATTTGAGCTACACTTACATTAGTTGGGTCTAATGAAGAGGATACTTTAAAATCAACTAAATCTTCTACAATAAATTTAAAAGGGGTTCTAGCAATTGAAGATAATTGGGTATTTTCTAATACTTGAACGGCATAATCATAATCGGGAACTGTTTGGGTCCCATTAAATTTAGCAGGCAATAGTTGGAAAAAATCTACATCTACAGTTGATAAACCTGTTGTTTTAGGTTTATACCCAAACATATATGCTAAATCAAATAAATTATTAGTTTGACGTGCATATTGTAAAAATGTTTCTTGGATTTGATTATCTAAATAAAAAGATAAAACATCACCTACATAGGAAGCTTGTTCCATAAACATCATACCTGGGGAAGCAGATGAAAAATCAGTGTAGGTATTCGGAAAATATGTTTTAGAGAAATTTATTAATTGATCTCTAAAGTCACCAAAATCCTTCCCTAAATAATTTATATTTCTTTTAACTTGAGCCATTATGAAAAGGTTACTTCAATTTTATCCTCTATATTAGTACTTGGTAAAGCATAAGATAAAGATATGTTTACTTGATTTTGATCAGGATTACCCGTAATATCTAAAGATACTATGTTTATATCTGGGATATAGTCTTGTATCTGTAATTGGATATTTTCTTGTAAACCTGATAGGTTTTCATTTGAGATTTGTTCAAAAATAAAATCTCTTAATCCTAACCCAAACCCAGGATTTGCTATACGTTCTCCTCTATTAGTTAAAAATATATTTAATAAATTAGCTTTTATAGCATCCTTTGTTTGATAATTAGATCTAAACACACCAGGAGCATTAAATGGTATATCCACACCAATTGCTACTCTTGGTTTTAAATCATTAGGAAATATTTGTCTAGACCCAAATGCCATAATTAATTATTCATTAAACCCATTATTTGATTCATTGATACTTCTCCTTGTGGTAAACTACCATTAGGACTAGTAGTATCAGTATTTGTTACTTGTAAAGGCATACTATTAGTATTAGCACTTATGGTACCATTTGCTCCAGGCATCATCCCGCCTAATACATTTTGTATATTTTCTCTCATAGCCATTCTATTATCTTCAGATATAGGTTTTGCTACATCCGTTGTAGGAGTACCCATTCTATTTTCATAGATGGTTTGTTTAGGGGAGCGTACAGCTTCCAAAAGAATATCTTTCATTTCTTCTTGGATTGCCTCTTTTACTGCTTCTTTAACTATTGTTTTTAATTGACTTAATTTCATACATGTATGATTTATTATAAATATTGGTTTAATCAGCTTTTAAATTATTTACTTGTATATAAAAAGATAATTCGTTTAATAAAATTTGATCTGAGGAACTAAATGAGGGGTCTCCTTTTAATAAAGTAACTCCATCTCTATTTTTAGCTATAGCTTGTCTACGTTGTAAACTTCCTACACTAGCATTAGGTACTGTAATTACATCTAAAATAAAACCATTTATTTCGGTGATTGACGATTCTCCATCATCCTCAGCTTCTTGAGTAGCAGCTAATAAATCAGCAGAAAGTTGGACTCCACCCGTTCTATCACCTATGCCTATGCCATCCCTAGTATCACCTCTCCCAGCACATTGGGCTATTACACTATCTAATCCACCTAAAAGTTGAATACATAAAGCTAATATAGATTGTAGCATAGCTAAAGCAGCTAAGACTGGTAGAGAAAAACCTGAGAATTTAGCTAATAAACGATCAAATTTTTTAATTGCTTCTTGTATTCTATTAATGGTAGAAGCAGGTATAGAAAATATAACACCCCCTGCAGGTCCTGGTGGGATACCAATAGTTGTTGGGATTGGAATATTAACTAATACTCTAGCTAAAATTCTAAAAATAGAAATTATTCTTACAGTAGCATTAACTGCTTTTGTAGCCGAATCTATTGTTTTATATATATTATTTAATTGTCTTACAATTTTATTTTTTTTATTAACAGATTCATTAATTTTATTTTGAGGTGGACAATCAACCTCACTACGGTCCCCATTTAAAAAATCTCTTAATCTAGAAATACCATAAGTAGCTAGTAAAGCTAATATTATGGGAATTAAACTATCTTTAATCCTTTTATATTGAGCTATAATAATATTTTTTAAAGCTTGTCCTGGGTCTTTAGGGATTAAATTTTTAACTCTTTGGACATTTTCTTGTATATTTGCTTGAAGTTGGGATTTTTCTTCTTCTAACCTAGATTTTTTTATTTTTAATCCCACATTATTTAATGTAGTTAAAACTGTACCATCAGCAGCAATAATAGGTTGTCTTTCAAGTGCATATCCTTTCTTTTGATATCTTAAATTATAATCTATATGATAGGATTGACCCGTTTCTTCGTCTATTTGTAGTTGGATTTCAAATTTAAATTTACCTTGATTATCAGTACGAGTTGATCTTAAACCTAAAGATGCTTCTCCTAACCCCACAGATATTTTAGTTTTTTCTAAAAATTCACCAGTTTCAATATCATAAGCCCTCCCAGCTACTGTAAATTTTTTAAATACAGGGGCTACAGATTGATTAATATTTGGATTAACTATAGCCATTATATTGTTTTACTTACTTGTGATAGTAAAGATGGAAGTTCATTTTTAATATCTTTTAAATTATCTCTAACAATAGGAGCTATTACTGAGATTGTAGGGTGGGGCCCTATTTCCATTTGGCCTGTTATTCCTATTTTTGCAAAAGTTGCTTGATCTAAAGTATCACATAGTGATATAAGATTTGAAAGTAAAACATCAAAACGTGCCATAAAAGCATCCCCTTTTACTAAAGATTGATTAGCAGAACTGTTTCCTAATCTTACAAAATTACCCACTAAAGAAACATCTTTAATTGCTGTTAAACCTATATTCATTTGAGAAGATAAAGATATATCTTTTTGACTACTCATTAATACACTGTCAGTAGAGGCATTAAACACTAATCTCCCACTGCTTAAGAGGATTTGGTTTGATGTATACAATCTTGGTCTTAGTGGGGGGGTCCTAAAAGCAGAATAATTTTCTGAAGATGTAACTATAGGTATTTTTTGGTTTGAAGTAAGATAAATAGAAGATTTATCATTATTTATATTTTCTGTTGTGGGTAACCATCCTTCTTCGTCTGTATTATCTGGTTGGCCATTTTTTATTATAGTAATAGGATTACCATTTTCTCCTACATCACTCCAATTATTTTTATATGTTGAAGTGGTTTTTGAAGTATTACCTAATCTAATAGAATTTCCAAATCTTCCCTCTACAATTACATCACCTGCAAATGGTAAAATTGATTTTATATTGGTTTGTTCTACAAATGTACCTCCACTTTCTCCGTTTAAACTAATATCTGTATCCCCATCAGTTACTCGTCTTACTAAACCCCCTTCTATTTGTTGATAATCATGGTTTTCTGAAGGTTTTTGATCACCTTGATTTGGATTTGGGTAAGCATTATGATGAGGATGATTCCAAAGAGCAACAGTATTTACATAATATAAACGTTCAGCATTATCATTTTCACCTATTCTAGTACTAGGTAGGTCTATAATGTATACTATTTCATTTTCTAAAGGATATTGTTTTTGGTTTGAGAGTAAAGGATAAGCAATTTTAAAACTTTGTTTTTGTCTATTAACGGCTGTTTCAATATATTCAAACTTTACAGCCCCTAAAGAATTCCATCCTTGCAAATTTTGAAACAGTTCTGAGGTTTCATCTAGTACTATATCTAAAACTCTAGCGGGTTTTAAACTTTTTGTATAAGAGCGTATTAGGTTTAAAACCTGTTCTTCGGTTAAACCTTGATTAGCAGCAATGTTTACTGCACTATCCCATCCATATTGATTATCATATGGCATTACTCTTTATCTTCTTTGGGGGGTGTTAGTTTTTCTAATTCTTCTAATAATTGTTCTTTTTCTTCATCTGTAAGCATTACACTATCATCTGAAGTTGATGAATTTAAAGCACGTTGAGCTATAGTAGCCATTTTTACTAATACCTCATCATTTTTTACCCCAATTTCTAAATAATCTTTTATTAAAGGGACAATTAAAGTGGCATCCCCTATATCTGCAATTAAGGGTTTTAATTCTGCAATTAAACCTGAGATTTGGGTTTCTTTTTTCTTCTGATTATCGTATATTTCTTTTAAAATATCAGAAAACTTTTTCTTTCCAAATATATTTGAATCTAAAGTACTCATAATATAATTTTGATTATAAATATAAAGATTTAGAATTTTACATATCCGGTTTCTAAATAATGTATATAGTTAGATTTAAATATTTTATGTAATTGATCAGCTATCTTAGTAATTTTTGGTGTTTTTACATCTATCATTTCACGAATATAAATGTAAAGGGCTTTTTTATTAAATATATCTAGACTTTCTCTTTTTCTAAATAATTCAAGTATGGCATCGGCCACAGCTGCATCGTTACCTTTGGGAAACAACTCAAATAAATTTTCAGATACATGATCCACAAATACATCCATGTATTTATCTAAATCACTTTTAACGTTTTCTTCACCCATACTATAGGTGTGAGTTGAATTGTCACCATTTAAAACATCAACCTCAACTTTTTTGATTTTTTTATTATAGTTTTTGGTATTATATAAGATTAACCAACGTTTAACTATAGTTCCAAAATACGAATATGCCTTTGCTCCTCTAGTTGGGTCAAATAAATGCATTTTAGATAATAAAAATGTAATTATTTCATGTTGCAAATGTTCTAAATTTGTAACTTCTGTATGGTAAAATTTAAATGTGTGGATTATATTTTGAGTAAGTTTAAAGAAAGGGTAATGTATTTCTTCTTGATATATCTTACTTCTAACTTCAGAATCAGGTTCATTGTTATATCTAACAATAGCTAATTCTGTATCATGGGTAAAGTAGTTTTTACTCTTTTTTCTTCGTTTTCTTGGGGCCATTATTATTGGTCGATTTTAAACCGTGAAAGATCATTTTGTATTATTTTTACTTCGTTAAAAAACCAACCTATTTCATCATCACCTTGAAATGTTCCTTTTTCGTCTATTTCTTCTAAACGTTTTTGGGATTTGTCTATCTGTGAAGATATGTTTTTGATAAAATTATTTTGTGAAACAATGATATCCTCTGCTTTCTCATTCTTTCTTAAAAGGTTAAAAGTCGTATATCCTAAGATAACGACTAACACCCCCAATATTCCTATTATAATTTCTAGTATCATAAACTATCTAACATATTCTTTAATCCTGGGCTTGCTATAGTATTAAGTGCCTTTGATTTTGAACTAGTTTTCTTGTTCAATGTATAATTTTTCTTTTGGGGCTCCACGCTATCTTCCCCTTTTAGTTTAGGTAACCATTCTCTTTCAAATTCTATACGAGCAGACATTAAATCTGCCTGATGTAAAATAAATGGAAGGCAG